GGCTACACCGGCCAACGTATCAGCACACATGCCGTTGAGTGGCAAATTCAAGAGTACGACGACATTTCTGACGCTATTGCTTACACCTACCAGCAAGACGGTCACGCTTTTTATGTGCTGATTTTCCCAACAGCAAATACCACTTGGGTGTATGACGTAGCCACCCAAGCGTGGCATGAGCGAGCTGGGTTTGCTAATGGGCAATTTACGCGCCATAGAAGTAATTGCCAAATGAATTTTGGCAACCAAATAGTGGTTGGTGATTATGAAAACGGCAACATTTACGCACTAGATATCAACACTTATTCAGATAACGGCGATCTGCAAAAGTGGCTTAGGTCTTGGCGTGCGCTTCCATCCGGCCAAAACAACCTCAAGCGTACTGTGCATCACAGCTTGCAACTTGACTGTGAAGCTGGCGTTGGCCTTGATGGAAACGACCCTTATACGCTACTCAATACGCTGAATACTGAATCGGGAGATTCCTTGCTTGCAGAAAGCGGCGTTTCCATTTTGGTTTCAGTAGAAACCGCACAAGGAACTGACCCACAAGTCATGCTTAGATGGTCAGATGATGGCGGTTTTACATGGGGCAATGAACATTGGCGTAGCATGGGTAAAATTGGCCAAAAAGGACGGCGTGTAATCTGGAGGCGTCTCGGCATGACAACCAAAACGCGTGATAGAGTTTATGAAATTTCCGGCACTGACCCAGTAAAGATCAATATTATGGGCGCTGAACTAGCCATATCTGCCACCGATGCCTAATCCTATCAACATCACCAACATCCCAGCGCCACGAGTCGAGTTTATTGACCCGCGCACGGGTCTTATGGCTAGGGAATGGTATCGGTTTTTTTTTAACCTGTTCAATTTAACAGGCGCTGGCACAAACGAAACTTCGCTTTCTGATTTGCAGGTAGGTCCCCCGCCAATAAATGACATTCTTGGCGAGCTTGGTTTGTTGTATGACCAAGCCCAGCTTGCATCGATGATGGCTCAATTTGAGGAAGCCGCTCGCAGTGCTCAGAATCAGCTTGATACAGCGCCATCTTTGCCGCAGCTTGGAACGTTATCTTCTGTAAACGAAGATAACGTAAGAATGCTTGGGTTTAGCAGATTTCCTTCCCCCGCGCCTGCGTCGGCCCCTGGTGTGACTTATTGGGATGATGGTAACGGAACGTTGGTGCTTGGATTAAAAGGCGGCAATGTCGAGTATTTGGTGGGAGAGCAGCAATACGCGCTTTGTTACAACGACACCGTTTCCACCATGACCAAAGGGCAGGTGGTCTATATTTCTGGGGCGCAAGGCAACAGAATTGCCGTAAAACTAGCCCAAGCCGATAGCGATGCAAACTCAGCGCATACTATTGGATTTGTGGCAGAAACCATCGCCGCAGGGGCAGAAGGATGGGTTTTAACATCCGGCCCGATCTATAAGTTAAACACGTTTGGCTATACGGCTGGCGATACTGTTTATCTGTCTCCGACAACGCCTGGCGTTTGGACAACCACGCGTCCAAGTGCGCCAGACCATACGGTTATTTTAGGCTTTATTGAACGAGTACATGCATCTGTAGGCTCCATCTACGTCAAGGTAGATAATGGATACGAGTTGGACGAGTTGCATAACGTCAAGATTACGTCTGTTGCTAACAATGACTTGTTGCAATATGACAGTGCTGGGCCGTTTTGGAAAAATGTCCAGCCTTCAACAATCACAACCGGAACTGCAACCAATTTAGATGGGGGCGTGGCGGGGTCTTTGCCTTATCAAACGGCGATTAACACCACTGCATTTTTGGCAATTGGCACGTCCGGCCAAGTTTTAACCTCAAGTGGGACGGCTCCGCAATGGAGCGCCAACACTGGCTCAGGGAGTGTTGTTAGAGCAACAAACCCAACGCTTACAACCCCACGAATTGCGATTGTTGTGGGAGGAACAACCACCACCTCAACGCTGTCTTTAAGGCCAACCAGCGCCGCAGGAACCACAGGCGCTGACATTATTTTTCAAGTTGGAAACAATGGAGCGACTGAAGCTGGACGGGTTTTAAATAGTGGCGATATAGTTGTGACAGGGCCGGGGGGATTAGGTTACGGCACCGGCTCAGGTGGCGCAGTAACACAGGCTACCTCCCGGACTACAGACGTCACGCTGAACAAGACTAATGGTGCGATTACGCTGGTGAGTGCGGCGGGCACTACCACGTGGCAGTCTTTCACCGTGACAAACAGCACTGTAGCGACCACAGATACCGTAATCGTGAATCAAAAGTCTGGCACTGATCTATATATGATTCATGTAACAAATGTGGGGGCCGGAAGTTTTAAAATTACTTTTGCTACCACTGGCGGCACAACAACCGAGCAGCCAGTGTTTAACTTTGCGATAATCAAAGCTGCCACAAGTTAAAGGATAGTTTTACATGACCACGCTAATCCCTACGCCCAAACAACAGTTTGTCGATGCTAACGGTGTTCCATTGTCTGGCGGTAAAGTTTATACATACACCGCAGGGACTACTACTCCGTTAGCAACATACACTGACTCAAGCGGAACCGTTCCAAACACCAATCCAGTTATTTTAGATAGTCGTGGAGAAGCCAGCATTTGGATTGGAGCGGCATCGTACAAATTTAAGCTTACCACGTCTACAGACGTGGAAATTTGGACGGTTGATAATGTTCAGTCGGATTCTCTAAATATTTTGCCAAGTCTGGCAGCGTCTGGCGGGTCTGCATTGATTGGGTATTTGCCAGCAGGCATCAATGCATTGCCAACTACCGTACAAACTGAACTTCGAAGAACAATTTTTGCTGACAATTTTTCAACTATTCAAGCTGCAATTGATGCAACGCCAGCAGGCGGAGAATTGATTTTTTCTGATCAAGTCTATTCTTTCTCAACAACATTAAATGTTACAAAAAGCATTACATTTAAAGGAAAAGCTGGACGACAAGATTATGATAATTCTTGGGACTTGGCCGGAGGAACTGTTCTTCATTACACTGGAACTACTGGCGATGCAATAAACGTAAATGCTGGAGCTGTGGGGAATGTTCGTCTGCGGTTTGTTGCGAGAGACATTGTTATTCGTGGAGCAAAAGTTTCTCCCGGAGGAGCAACTACCGGGAACGGTCTGCACATTCAAGCCAATACGAACACAACAGCAGTTCATACATATTTTGACAATGTTTCTGTCTGTGAATGCGCTGAAAATGGCGTATTTATGGAAGGCGCTATTTATGGAAGCTACAGCAACTCGTTATCTGTATTTGACAACGGAAAAAACGGTTTGCGAGTTATTGGCGGAACTGACCCCATTGGCGAAATGGTATGGATTCAAACCAGAGCATTTGCTAATGGCTTTTCTGGGACAGGGGCATTCCAGCACGGTATTTATTACCAGCCAAATGGTAGATCAAACTCTTTTGTCGGGTTGTCATGCAGTGAAAATTCAGGCTATGGTGCGCATTTTTGTGCGGGAGGCTTTGGAGGAAATTCTTGGCAGTTTGAGTCCAATCAAGGCTCATCTCAGCTTTATTTGGGGTCGGCTGGGGGCGGGGCTTCAATAACATCACTTACAGCCAAAGAATTGTCGTTTTCTCCAGTGGCTGGCTATACCGGAAAAATCATCAACGTCACCAGTGATGCAAATAATGTTGTATTAAATGGGGTGTTTTTTGGGGATACGCTTGGCGTCGGCGGAGAAGATGTTCGCGTGGATGGTCAAAAATTCAGCATTAGCGGATTGTCTGGCAGTCACGCGTTCACACCTGTTGTTACGGTAAACGACGCATTCATAGAGGGTGCCGTTCCTTGTACAAATAAACTTCTTCCAGCGTTCAATTCGAAAGTCAGCACGGACATTCTCAACGTCACTGGTGATGGGACCGGCTACACGATTGTTTTTGACCAAGACATTTTTGACAATTCTAATTCTCACAATACGACTACAGGAGTATTCACTGCCCCTCATACTGGTTTATATTTATTTACCTATGTTGTTTCACTTGGCGGATTATTGGCCGGGCATGATAGAGGATTGTTGCAACTTGCTTTGACAAGTGACAGCATTACTTATCGAATAGCTCCTGCTCAAGTAATGAATTCTCTTAATGTGGCCTCATTTACTGGGGCGCATTTAGTAAAAATGAATCAAAACGATACTTGCGCTGTTGTTGTACAAATTGATAATTCGACGAAAGTCGTTGATGTTCTCGGCGGATTTTCATGGTTTAGCGGGCACATGGTAGCTGGGGCATAATGAATTATTGTTCATTTTTATCATTATTTAATAAACTAACATGACAATCACCGTAAAAGTTTTAATACCCGCCAAGATTGCCGAAGCCACGCAAACAACTCAATACACCGCATCTGGCTTGACGACTATCATTGACAAATTCACCGCCACAAACTATAGCGCAGCGGCAGCAACGATTTCGGTCAATCTGGTAACGTCAGCGGACACCGCCGGCAATCAGAATTTGATTACGAAAACCAAGACCTTGCAGCCTTCGGAGGTCTATACTTTCCCCGAGATTGTTGGCCAAGTTCTTTCACCCGGTGCTTTCATTAGCACAATTGCCGGCACCGCGTCAGCAATCAACATTAGAGCATCTGGGCGTGAAGTTACCTGATGACGTTTGGCAGGTTATTTGCGACACTTTAGATAAGTATGACGGTCTGGATTGTCGCAACCTGCCAGAGTTGCGAGAGCATGTAGAAAAACATGCTCAGATCACGCCGTTTGATGGCGGCGTATTCATAGCAGACGGCAATGAGTTTGATGTGTTTGTAGTGCCAGAAAAACGCGGCAAATGGGCGATTCGCAAGGAAATAACTAAATTCCTTGCTAAACTAGCACAAGAGCATAGCAAAGCAGTCATTAAGATTTACCCGGAAAATGAAACATCTATGCGGCTGGCTCTTGGGTTTGGGTTCGAGCCGATTGCCAAAGAAGGCAGGCAAATAGTTTTGGAGCGACCATTATGGGTAGCGTAGTTAAAAAAGCGGGTGGCTTGATCGGGGCGGGCGTTGGTTTTGCTGTCGGCGGCCCGAAAGGCGCTGCACTAGGGGCAAGCATTGGCGGGGCCATGCAACAATCTGCTGCGGCTGGAGATCAAGCCAAAGCCATTGAGCAAGCCGGACAAACTGGCGCAGATGCGGCGCGTTATGCCGCTGAGATTCAACGCCAGATGTTCGAGCGCCAAGTAGCTCTGCAAGAGCCTTGGCGGCAGGCCGGGGTCAATGCTCTTGCGCAACTTGTGCCTTTAGCTTCTCAATACACTCCGTTTGGTATGCAACAATTCCAGCAAGACCCAGGTTATGCGTTCCGCATGTCCGAAGGCATGAAAGCCCTTGAACGCAGCGCGGCTGCTCGTGGCGGGCTGTTGTCGGGCGCTCAAATGAAAGGCGTTCAACGCTACGGCCAAGACCTTGGCAGCCAAGAGTATCAAAACGCTTTCAATCGTTATCAAGCGGAGCGTCAGGCGCGGCTTGGCCCTCTGCAATCACTAGCAGGTGTGGGCCAAACAGCAACGCAACAACTTGGCGAATATGGCGGTCAAACGGCTGCGCGAATGGGTCAAGCTGCTTTATCTGGTGGCGCAGATGTTGCTAATGCCATGCTTGGCGCAGGAAACGTAAGAGCCAGTCAATATGGCGGCATCGGTTCGGCGCTTGGCACCGCATTAGGTACGCCTCAAATTCAAAATTATCTTGGCAACCTTTACGGTGGGCAAGGTATGGGGCAGTCTTCTTTTGCTCGGGGATATACCCCTGAAAACTACGGTTGATAAATCATATGGCTGACGGAATCGTAAATTTTGGGCTTATTCAACCTGAAGCAAGCAATGCTTTTTTGCGCAACTTTCAGGCGGCACAGGAACGTCAATCGCAGCTTGCCCAACAACAACGCCAAAACGCCCTAGCCGATCTCCAGCTTCGCGCTGCGCAACGTGGCGAGGAAGAGGCTTTGTCAGAGCGTGAGGCGTATAAAAGCCAAGATCCTATCAAAGCCTTATATGCCGGTGGTTTTGGCGCTCAGGCGATGGCGCTGGAGAAGCAACGACAGGAGCAAAGATCGGCTCAACTTAAGCAGGCCGCCGATTCACACAAATTTGCCAAAAGTATTGTTGCGGGAATTGTTGCCAATCCTACTCGCGAAAATGCTACGAAATGGCTTGATTGGGCGGAATCCCAAGGCGCTGATATGTCGCAATATCGTGCTGAGTTGGCAAACACTCAAGACGCTGGAATTGGACGATGGGCCTTTACTCATGGCGAAGGAGCCGACAAAGCGCTTGAACAACAAGTTATTGATGTTGGAACTGGCGCTGTAGTTTTGCCAAAATACGCTATTGGCGGCGGCATTCCATCATTGCCGCAACCCACTCCGGCTCAGCCAAGAATGCCAGTTGGCATACCGGGCCAAACGCCGCCTACTCGCGCTGCCGGCACCAACGCGCTAGCTTTGCCTGCGCCAGGTGGCATGAGCGGCGCTATGCCTGCTGGACAGCCTAAAGCGGTGCCTGGGGGCGGGGTGATGTATCCAAAAGGAATGACGCCCGCGCAACAAGCCAGTGAAGCCCGTGAG